ATCTTTCATTTTGAGTAAATCATATACAGATAATTCTCTTCGAATTTTTCTAGATTGAAAAGAATCAATTTTAAATTGTCTTTCAATCTTCATTAACAATCGATTGCACAATGCATGATCTATTTCGGTGATTTCTATGTAATTTAAAAAATCTAAAATTGTAAATTTATTTGTTGATAATCTATCAATGTAATTTTGACTGAAATCTTTGTTGCTAAATTGTACAATACTACCTGATCCTAATAAACTATGTATTAATAGATATAAATCTGTACCATTGTTTCTAAAGTAATCAAAATTATTGTAACTCATGGTTCGTGAGGCATACTCTCTAGCAATCTTCTTATACTTAAATTCATTTTTTAATGTGACTAAAGCTAAGAAATACACATATACCAATTCCCCAATTTGTTGTGCATTAAATTTTCCAATGTCTTGTCTTGACCTGAACGCTCTACTTTCAGTTAAATCATTAACTAATTGTATATTTTCTTTTGCAAAGTTTTTTCTTGAAAAGTCTAATCTGTCAATAACTTTTACTGCTTTTCCAATATGATCAACAGCAACAAATCCTTCTTGATCTCTAACTTCATATGAATCACCATTTTGATCAAAGGCGTCAATGGCTTTAATATTTTTTAACTTTTGATATAATTTGTTTTTAATAGCTATTAACTTTAACCATAAACTATACCATGCTTCAATGTTTTTTCTGTTACTATAATATGCTTTTTTAAAATTTTCTAAATTGACTAATTTTCGTTGGCCGGCTGGACCTTCTCTGCCAGTTTTCAAAGTTGCAATATCATTTTCAATTCGCTGTTCATAGTCTTTTGCAAATCCATCAAAAAATTGTGCAGGGTCTTGCTCAATTGCTCCTGCCTTAACCATTTTGTTATGGTTTGCATGAATTAATTCTTTTAATTTTTTTCCGGGTATACCCATTTGATCAAACCAACTAAAAATATCTCCGGATTGTTTCAAATAGTTTTCAGCATCATTAATTGCATTCTGAATTGCTTGATACTCTCCTGTTGTTAAATTAACAATACCAGTAAAATCTTTTATATAAGCATCATCATACCAAACACTATCAACTTTGTTTAAACTTGAAAGATCAACATCAAAACTTGCACTCATGTTTTCTAAAGAATCACCTGAATACGATGTATGAAATACAACTCCAACTTCAGCCTTCTGTATTTTTTGTGCTAATTCAGAATTTGTTGGAACTGCATACGTTATAGTATTAGGTTTAAAAGCAATATATGATTCGCCGTTGTACTGTATTGATTTTAAACTACTTTGTGTAAATAACAAATCTCCTTGTAACACACCTTTGATACCTAGTTGAGACAATCCAGTGAATGCTTTTTTAAGTTTTACTCTTAAATCAGCTTTGTCACCTGGTTCTTTAGCATCTGGGTGATTAATATCAATATCTTTAATACTTTTATTGAGTTTAGCACCTTTATTAAAAACTGCTTTTGTACCTACAAAAAACTTCCCATCACTTGGATCTATGCCAGCAAAAATGGCCGGAGATCCATCCCATTTGATAGTGACATTATATTTTTTTGGGCTAGATGTTTTTGCTAAATCTGATAAGTTTCGTAGAAATGCAATGGCATTTTTAGCCCCTTGATTTCCTTGAAAAAGAGCCAAATCTTCTAAATGTGTAAGATGTGTATTAACATCTTCTTTTACAATAAGATCATTCGCTTTCATTTGATTCAATAATTTTCCTGATGCCACGTTCAAACTTTCTTGAGTCTTGAGATCTTATGCTGTTGATTAACCTTTTTACTAGATCTTCTGCAACTGGTTCATCGTATGATTCATATATTAACTTTGTTAAATTTATTGCAGAACTAATAACATGATTAGCTCGAGCTTCAAGCAAACTGTTTGTATCTGCTTTTGGTACTACCCTACTAATCTCTTCTAATATTGAACGTGTTTGTTTCTTCATCATAAAATTATTTATTATCTTTTTTCTTGCTTTATATGATGCTATTCGTCATTATCATCGTCAAAAACTGATTTCTGGGTCTTTAACATGTCTTTTAGTGCTACACTTCTCTCTACTTTTTCAACTACTGCAACATTTTCACTTTTATTTGACACAGTTGATGTTCGCTTTTTAATTGCTGAGGTTAATGCATCAGCTGTATGCACGGCTAAATCACTAACTTCTTGATCTTCATCTAAATCAGAAATTCTTAAAGTATCAATATCAAATGCTAAATCAATTTTGCTTCCAACTCCACCACTTGATCTTGTTTTCATAAGCTGAATTTGATATCTACCACGTTCTCTCATTGCTCTGCTTGTAAAGATACCTATCACATTATCTGCTGTATTAATTTTACTAATACCTCCTGCAATATGACTTTGATCGTATTCAATTTCTTCAATAGCACCTCTGTTTAATTGAGATGCTGTTACTAATACAAATTGTTGCTCTACTGCAAAATTACGAAGTTCTTCAGATACAAATTTGTCTTTTAAAAACATATCAGCTGGCGATATTTTTTTACTAATTGGCATCATTAAATCTAGATAATCAATTAAAACTACATCAGGTGTTATTCCTTTTTGTATTTGATATTCTTTTAAATACGAACGTAAATCATTTGTTGTTGTGCCAGAAGGCATATATTTGATTTGAAATTTACCTGATTTTTTACCTTCCATTCTAACAGACAAATCAACATCATCAATCTTTTTAAAGATTTCATTAGATGCAACACCTGTAGTCATTGAGTCAACCCGCATAGAACTTAATTCTTCACTTAACTCAAATGTAAAATACAATACGTGCATACTTTGTGACATCCAATTCATTGCTAAATTTTGTAAGAAAAGAGATTTACCAGCACCAGAAGATCCTGCAAAAATATTCAATTCACCTTTGTTAAATCCACCATACAATTTTTTATCCAGTGCTTGCCAGCCTGTACTTACTGTACCATTGTTATCTTTTAGTTTCAATAAACGAGCTTTTGGATTTTCAAAATAATCTGTACCTAAATCTTTTGTTAACCCAACCCTTACTGCGTCTTTAATTTTTTGTTCAACTGGTCCGTACTCGCCTTTTTCTAACATGTCAGCACTTTCAATAATTGCTTTTTCAAGTGCCTTATGTCGACAAAAAGTTTCAAATTCATCTAAGAACCAATCTTTTTGTGATTCATCTAAATCAGGAACTAAAGATAATTGCAGTTCTGTTTTTGCTTGTACTTGATCGACTGTTGGTAGAGATTTATACTTTTCAGTATACTCAACAAACATACTTACTGTTTCTGTATATTTCTTGCTAAAGAATTCTGGTCTAATAATGTTCCTTACCCTAACATATAATTCAGGATCGGTAACCATAAATTCTAAAAAAAGTTTTTGTAAATCGTCTGAATAAACTGTTGCCATATTTTTACTATACTATATTAATCCCTATTTCGCAAGTATTTCCAGCTAATTGGAAAACTTTCTTCTGCCAATTCGTCAATCATATCTGCAATTATTCTTGATTCCAATTGGGTATCTTTTTCACACCTTAAGTTGCAGACTCTAGCAAATGCATAAAGAGTACCACTCCAATACCATTCTGTATTCATTGACTGTGGTAAAATCATTCTCGCTTGTTCAGGTGCCACTCCTGCATCAAGCATTTTTTTATAATTTTGTTTTGCCAACTCATAAACTTCAACATGTAATCTACCGGTTCTAGTATCTCTGTCAATCCATTCTACATTTGAATCTTCATCAGAACCTTGTTTTTTATCTTCAGCTCGAGCTCGCCAGATATCTGGATCGTAAAAATCAGGTTCATAATCAACATAACGTCTTGATATTTCATTCCAACTTAATCCTACTTGGTGTTTAACTAATTGCCTAGCAACAAAAATAGGTGCTTTAATTCTAAACTGCAAATTACAATGAGCAAATGGTGACCAGTGATTATGCTTTGCTAAAAACCTAATTAATTTCTCATCACTGTCTTTTAAAATACCTGGTATTTTTCCAGCTGGGGTAATTGTTTCCCAGTCAGATTCTTTTGCAAAAGATACTCTTGCGGCATTTACCACAGTAAGATCTGAACCCATTTTATCAATTAATGTTACTTTCAATTTTTTCTCCTAATATGTAGATACAATTTTGTCTGCAATACCATACTTAACTGCTTCTTTGGCTGATAGCCATCTATCCTCTGGTGGTAACAAAATATCTCTTACTTGCTTTTCAGTTAATCCAGTACATTTTTTATAATGATTAATCATTCTTTCAGTACTTAATTCAAATTCTCTTACTCTAGCAAATAGCTCATGTTCTTTACCGCCGGAACCCCAACTATATTGATGTGATAATATTGATGTGTTTGGTGTAATAACTCTACGGCCTTTTGTACCACTCATAAAAGTCAATAGCCCACAACTTGCAATCATTCCTAATCCTACTGTTTTTACAGGTATAGCACTACCTTTCATTGTATCAATAAGTGCAAATGCTGAATGAACTTGACCACCCGGGGAATTAATTACTAATGTAATTTCATTTGGTCTTTGTGAATTTGGTAAAAGGTTTTTTTCAATTATTGTGTTGATAACTGGTTTGGTTGTTGCACTATCAAAACCATCACTAAAATAAATAATTCCAGCTTCATACATTAACATACCTGGTTGTAACGGTTGTTGTTGCATAGGTTTATCTGCGTTTTTTCTTTTGTTATTTTCTTCTGTCATTTTGTTAATTGACTCCTATCTTTTTCATAACTTGTATTTTTGCATTATTTGTTGTAGCAGATTTTATTATAGATTGTAATGTATATAATCTTCCATATTTTTGTACTGCTTCAGCTGTGTCTTTAATATTATTATCTTCCCAATTTGGGTAGCTAACTGCCCAATTATTATCTGTTGCAATGTCAACTAAATGTCCTCCAGACTTATCTTTATCTGGACAAACAATAATCTTTGATTGCAAATTATTCAATAAATCTATTTGTGCTTGAGTTAGTTTATTTCCTAAAGAAGAAATACCATTTATTGCTATTGCATCAAAAACACCTTCAACAATTACAGTATATACTCTATCTTCAAATAACTTATCAATATTAAACAAGTAGTTTGGTTGTACTGAAGAATAGTATTTTGGTACATTGTTAATTTCTTTAATTAGTCTTCCAGTATATCCTACAATTTTATTGTTATAATAAAAAGGTAATAGCAAACGTTGGTTAATTTTCATATAAGGATCCGGGGACCAGAAAAAACTTTTATAAAAATCTAAACCTCTATCAATCATATATTTGTAAACAAAAACTGCATCATCAGGTGGATTAGAATGATTAATAACTTCTTCAATTGGCTTTGCATCTTTTGGCAATGCAATTTCTTTAAAATCTAAAGTCCATTTACTTAAACCTGGCGTTTGCTTTTGATTGTCTTGTTCTTTAATAGCCTGAAATTGTAGTTCTTTGACTGTTTGGTCCGGAATCCCTACTGCTAATAAAAGTTCACGCATTCTTTTGTTTAACAACCTGCCATGTGTAAATGATGCTTTGTAATTACAGTTAAAACAATGATAACTAATTACTTCACCTATTTTAAAACCCCCTCGTTGACGTGTATCTGGTCTGGTTTGACCTTGAGACGTACACATTGGACAATTAATTGCTATCCAGCCAGAAGGTGTTTTCTTTGATTTAACACTGATATGCGAAAGAATTGTTGTTTGTATGTCCATTGTTCTTATATAGTACTATACTTTTTTCAAAAAGTCAATTAAACTTTTAAGGTCATTGCACCAACGCCAACTGGTGTATTTCTAAATTTATTGGGCTTATCAAAAAAATAATTATCTATAACTTCTTTACAAACTTCATAAAAATTCATATGCTTATTATCAGCAAAATTCCAGAATTTTTCTATCTTATCATCAATTAATTGCATCAACTGGAAACTGTCTTTTACATTTCTAGTACCCATTGCTAACCCTTCAGCTATAATTGTTGATCCAATGTTTACAAAATATGATGGAATTACATGAACTTTTCTTTTACATAACTCTAAAATATAATCTTTGTCTGTGTAATTTGTAGAATAATCAGCTAAAGATATTATTATGGGTTTTTCCATATAAGGAAACTCACTAATAAATTCTCTATCAATAACTCTATCAGTAAGTACTATTGTATGTTTGTCAATTTTATCAACTAACTCAATTGACCAATACTTTAAAACTTTTTTAAAATGATCAATGTATTCTTGTTGCCAGTATTGGAAATCAAATTTAACTTTATAACAATTCTTTATACGTCTTGTTGCTACTAAAACTCGTGTAATTGAATTAAAATCTCCTTCAATTGCTTCAGCATCAGACCAGTAATTTTTGTCCTGTGTTACTCTATAAAAATCTTTGTTGGTTACAGACCCATCTGGATAAACTGTTATATTTTGATTTTTCAAAGTGGCCGCAACTACTTGATTAATATGTTTTTGTATAACTTTACCTTTTTGATCAAAGTCATCTGCTACAGTAAATGTTTTAAAATTTTCTTGTAGACCATATAATATTTTTTTTGCTTGTTCATTATAACAAATATCTTTACAATTTTGTATAAAAGAATCTTTGTTGGTAAATTTAGTAAACGAATATCTAACTAAATTAGTCAAATTATCATCATGCTCAAACTCAGATAGCACAATAGCTACTTTGTCAGATTCTCTGATATCACTAAAAACAATGTTGTGCTCCAAGGTTTAATTCCTTAGTAAAACTTTATCAAGTGATCCTGCTGTAACTTCGTATTTGATTCTTATCCATTTTACTGAAGTTTCAAAAAAGAAAGGATCAACATCCGTATGACTTGTAAATTGTATTGCACTAGTACCT